GGACGCGAAGTTCGCGGAGCCTGTGCGCCTGTCGTTTTTGAAGAATGGTGTCGTCGATCCGGCGAGACCCATGATTGAGATTGAAGCCGTCCTGCGGGTCGGCGAGGGGAAGAATACCAGCGTCACAGGCGGCGGCTCCGCCGGCTGGCGCACAAGAATCGTCGCCGACAAGGCGCAACTACATATCGATCGGGCGACGTACACCGGGCCACAGCCGAAGCAGGGAGACAGGGTTAAGGCGCTGTCCCGCTGGGGCGAGCCCTGGTTTGAGGTCGCCGACGTCGATGACCGCAGCCACACGCGGCTGGTGCTGAATTTGAATGAGGCTTAGGGGCGCGGGAGCCCGATGAGGAGAGAACAATGTCCCTGACCCGCATCGCAGCCCGCATCGCAGCGGTTTACGCCCTGCGCGGGCAGACACTGGTTGGCGACAATGTCCTCGACAGTGAGATTGGCGCGCTTGACGTCACCGCTGACGGCACCCTTCGGTCTGGCGAGGATAGGCCGTTCATTTCGGTCTACACAGACGCGGCGAAGTCTGGCGCCAACACCATTCGCAGTTTTACACCGAACGGGTCGACTGAGTTTCTGTTTGAGATGGGCGTTACTACGGCGCAACTGGTTTCTGATCCGGATACGGGCGCGAGCGTCATTTATCCCGGCATCCCGGCGACGGACGCCTCGTTTGAGTTTCTTCTGGACATCGTTGCGCGCCAGATCGGCGACGCGCTGTCAGACCCGAATAACGAGTGGGCGGAGATTTTCCGCAAGTTCATTCTCGGCAACGACATGCTTGAGCGCGCGCGCACCAGCAATACTGCCGATGGCGCGAAGCTTGCCGCGCAGCAGATCAAGCTTGTCGCCGACGTCACGGCGGATCCGGTACGCGGCGAGCCGCTGAAGCCGACCAGCCCGATGGCGCTATTCTTCGCGAAGGCCGCGACCGTTCCGGAACTGACTGATTGGGTTGCGCTGATGCAGGCGCAGATCAGCGGGACGGCTACGGACTGGCAGACGGCGCTGCGGCGCTACGGCATCACGCGCAGCGAGGGCGAGGCGATGCTTATCGTTCCGCCCGAAGGCGCCGAGGCCGATGTCGCCGTGGTGAATGTGGATGCGACGCCGGCGGAGATTGTGGGATGAGCACGACCCCGTCGACCATGGCCGAGATCATCACAGACATCTATGGTCGCGTGGCTGAACTCGAGCGGCGAGCGAGGAATCGCCGCCGCAAGGGCGTGGTTGCCGAAATCGGCACTGGCGCTAACGCCGGCAAGTACAGGGTGCGCCTTTCGGAGCAGGGCGAGAAGCCGTATCTGACTGGATGGGTCAAGCCGCGCCAGATCGCGGCGGGCGGGGTCAAGATCGACGTTCTGTATTCGCAGGATGAGCAGGTCGACGTGGTCTCCGAATCCGGCGACCTGGCCGACGCTCAGATCGACTTCTCCACCTACAGCGATAGCAACCAGCGCGAAAACGACGACACGCCGCTGCACATCAAAATCGGCGAGACGGTGATTGCCGTCAGCGGCGACACGGCGACAGTCACGGCGGCCACGGTCATCGTCAACAGCCCGAACGTCCATCTTGGCGGCGAGGGCGGCAAGCGAGTCGCCCGCATCGGCGACAAGGTCAACGTATCCAGCGGGTCGTCCTCTGGCTTGTGGCCCATCGTCGAGGGGTCGTCGAAGGTGTTTGCCGTCGATTAGCGGGATGCCACAACGGGAGACACCCATGAAGACCTACACCACCAGGATCGACTGCGAGGTCGCCGGACAGTGGCGCGTGGCGGGTTCTCCGTTTGAACTGACCGACGCACAAGCTTTTCAGCTAACGCCGCCACACGGCAACGTCGCGGCGCTGTGGACGCCATCGCCTGCGCCTGTCTTACTGAAGGACACTCCCCATGGCCGACTCGGCAGGAATAAGCGCCGTAACCGGCAAGCCGCTGACTGACTGGGAGCACACGCAACAGTCCATCGGCAAGATACTCCAGACCGCTATCGGCGCGCGCGTCATGCGGCGCGATTTCGGCTCCAATTTGCCCGACCTTGTCGACGCGAAAATGGTTTCGAAGAACATTCTTGCGGCGTATTCCGCTGCGGCTGAAGCCATTGAGCGATGGGAGCCCCGTTTCCGTATGTGGAAGGGCGCAGTCACCGCGGCGGCGCCTGACGGGCGCATTACCATGGCCATCCACGGCACCTATTTCCCGCGCGGGCATCTCGGCGACTATTCGGTTGCAGAGGATCGAACGGCGCGGGTTGTTTTTACGACATAGCGGGCCACCGGCCCATGGAGGCCGACAATGGTTGACCTATCGACGCTGCCTGTCCCGCAGGTCATCGAGGAGATCGACTACGAGGCGATCCTGGCGCGTCAGACGCAGAAGTTTCAGGAGCTATGGGAGGCTGTTCGCCTCGCCAACCCCGATCTCGACCTGCCGCAGTACGACGTGGCCATTCTCGAGACGGATCCCGTCACGGTCGTCCTGCAAGGCAATTCCTATCGCGAGACTGGAGAGCGCGTCAGCGTCAATAATGCGGCACGTTCGAACCTGCTTGGCTACGCCACTGGCGCTGACCTTGACGCAGTGGCCGCTGACCACGGCGTTACGCGCCTCACAGGCGAATCCGACAAGGCTCTGCGCGAGCGCGTCGTTCTTGCCGACCGTGGCCGCTCCACGGCCGGCCCCGAAGAGTGGTACGAGTTCCACGCCAGATCCGTTGATGCGGACATTCGCGATGTCGCCGTATACCGCACCGGCACCGGCCCGGCGCTGGAGGTCGCAATCCTGACGCACAGCAACGGCGGTGTGCCGGACGACGATCTGCTCGAGGCGGTCGCCGCCGCGGTTGGCGCCCCCACGATTCGCTCCATCAACGACATCGTCGGCGTCGTGCCGGCCGTCAAGACGACGGTCAACGTTTCGGCTGAGGTGTGGCTGCTTCCGGATGCGCCGATGGCTGTTTTTGCCGGGCTTGAATCCGGCCTGCGTGCCGCACTGGACGCGGAAGGCGGCATTGGGTTCGACATCAACCGATCCTGGCTGACGGCGCGCCTGTCGCCATCTGGTGTGGCGAAGGTCAACCTCGTCGCCCCGGCGTCCGATACCGTAATGGATCGATTCAGCGCCGCCGCGCTCGGCACCATAAGCCTTACCTTCATGGGGAGATCGCGGTGACATTCACGACCGTTTTGCCGTCCGACAGCACGACGGTCTTCGAATACACCATAGAGCAAGCGACGGATATCGTCGATGAAATCGCGCCTGCGATCCAAGAAATACACGGCATCAAGTATGCGCGTCCGCTCAATGTGACGTTCGCGCCGTGGCTCGTCTACGAGTACGGGCTTGGGCCGATTTCGCAGTTCTTCGGGACCGCGGAGGATACGATCGACGAAGGACGCCCGTGGCAGCGGCTGCGGGGCACGCCTGCGGCAGTCACAACGGCGCTCGGGTGGCTGGATTACGACGCGATCGACATCGAGGACCAACTTCGCGGACGTCGCCGCTGGCACCTGTATCAGATGGATATGGGTGAATTGCCCGGCGCCGACGAAGTCAATCGCCTGATGAACGCCGAGTACCTGGCCGGTCTCTCCGATCCGGCTCGGTCCTACTTCTGGCGCGGCTATCACGGCTACGACGTTCGTGGACATGTCCATGGGCGCTCCCGTTGGGGGCGATCCATGTGGGGCGATTCTAGCGGCGTCCGCCTGCCTGGCGGAAAGACGAAGTGGTCGCACGGTCGATCACATACCGCGGCCGCATCGGGCGACGAAACCGACATCGAAAACCTCGGCATAGCCGACTTCGGATATTAGCGCAGCCGGCATCGCCGCGCGCTGCGCGGGGATGATTTATGGCACAATCGGTTATCAACATCGGCGCCGCTCCGAATGACGGCACTGGTGACGCGCTTCGCGTGGCACTGGACAAGGCAAATTCGAATTTTGCGGAACTGTATGTGTCTGCGGCAAAAGCCGAGACTGCAGTCCAGCCCGCTCGACTAGTGTCTACCGGCACCGGGCTGACTGGCGGCGGGTCTTTGGCTGCAGATAGGACTCTATCCTTATCGGAGGCTGCAATCGCCTCGTTGGCGAAGGCTGATACTGCTCTTCAGGATGCGGCTGTGTTCGCTACAGCAGCGCAGGGAGATAAGGCCGACACTGCTGTTCAGCCCTCAACCCTCAACGACACGATCGCAGGCTTCGATGGCCCTGATGTGATCGCCAACCGGAACGCCAGCACTGGCGCATTCTCCTCCACCTTCGACGCGGGTGGCGACATTGAGACCACCGTCGAGACATACGCCAATGCCACGATAACCACGACCTACGGCTATACGGACGGCAAGCTCACGACGCTGACGGCGACGGACGGCACGAGCACTTGGGTGCAGACGCTGACCTATGACGTGGACGGCAATCTTGAAACAATTTCGGAATGGGTGCTGCAATGAGCTTGGCTGACTGGATCAAGGGGGAGGCGGCGCTCGGCAAGTCATCCCTTCGAAAGAACCTGGGGAGCGGTGATATCGGGATCACTGCCGGTCTATCGACCGCCGCAGGGTGTGACCGACGCATCATGAACGCCATGGCTAAGGGCGCGGCATTCAACCCCATTGATGCTGGCGTGGCGACGGGTGTGACTGTTACCGACACGGCCACGAAACCCACGGAATTGACGGTATCCATCCCCGTCCAATCTGGCGGCTCTCTCGTCAACCACGGCACCCGCTATAGGGTTTGGGGCGGGGCTCCCATCGTAGATAGCAGTATCCGCATTCTAGTCAATTCCGTCTCCAAGCCATCTTCCGGCTATGGCGGAAATCTGATGCGGGTCGCAATCCTTACGGATGCGCCAAAGCTTGCCTTCCGGGTCGGCGGCGCCTCTGTCTATTACCGAGTTCTGGTCGACGGCCGCTTTGTAAGCAAAACGCCAGACCAGACCAGCGCGACCAACTACGAATACATCGTGGTTGATTTCTCTTCCGTGGCAAAAATGCGCCGGATCGAAGTTGAGTTGCTGGTCGCTGGTGGTGGTCTCCGCTCCATCGACCTGCTGCCCAACTATCGCATTACCGCACCCCAAAGGGCGAACGTCCGCGCCGCCTTCTACAGCGATAGCTATGGCGCTGGGACCGGCGTCAATCTTGGCGGGCAAGCCATCCCCCGTGTTATGGCGGATTTGCTCGGCATTGACGACATATGGGATCTATCGCTCGGGGGAACGGGGTACGAAACGGCCGGTGAAGCGTGGGTGTTCGAAGATCATGTGGACGATATTGCGACGTGTTCTCCGGACCTGCTCATCATCGCTGGCGGAACGAATGATCCGGCTGACAGCACAACTCTAAGTGCTTCGGTATCTTCGTTTCTCACTGCGGCCAGAGCGCAGGCCCCCTTGTGCCCCATCCTGGTTCTCGGCCCTTGGTCGAAGAACACCGGGCCGGCCTCCGGGATCGTGTCGATCGAGGGTAAGGTATCGGCGGCTGTAGAGGCGATGAGTGATCCTCGAATGGCGTTCATCCCGGTTTCTCCCGTGGCAAGCTCCTCGCTGTCGTGGGTCTTCGGAACCGGACGGACTGGCGCTACGGCAGGGAACGGAAACGCTGACATCTACATGGGTGGCCTCAACGGCTCTGACGGGAGTCACCCGAATGCTGCTGGCCACGAGTATATTGGCAGAAGCGCAGCCTACGCAGCACGGGAAGCTTTGTATTCTATGCTTGGCGGAGGCGCATAAATAGTCTAATTAAATATTGTGACTAGGGGGATTTTCTACTTATTGCTGGCGCTCTCCCTGCCTGTGGGTTCGCAGGCGGGGTTATTCGTTTATGGCGACAGCACTGCTATTGGAGCGCGGACGGGTATTCATCGCGTCTGGAATGCGGCTCCTTCCATTGATAGCGGACGGTGGTGGCAATTACTCGGCAAGGAAATGAACCCTCCGCGGATTGTATTTAATCACGGCAAAGGCGGGCAGGGGGTAAGGGAGCTTTCAGAAAGTATTCTCCCCGTCAGCCTTCCTGATGCAGTCGTGATCATCTATGACAGGCGAAATTCCGGCGAAACACCCCAAGAATACTTGGGTTTTCTTGAGCAGGCTATCGCCATCCTCGGGACGTCCCGGTTTCTGATCATGCCGCAAGTTCCGCAGTCGGAAAGTTTCCCGGAGGAGCCGCACCAAGCGCTGGCCATGGCCGAGATAGACCGACAAGTCGCGATGCGTTGGCCGGATAACGTATTCTCGCCAACAGAGCGGCTTGATTTTTTAAGCCGACTTGCGCCCGACGATACTCGTCACGATGGCCTGCATCGGAACGACAAAGGCCACAGGATCGAAGCATCCGTTATAGGTGAGTGGCTCCGCACGCGGGGCTGGTAACTTAATCTAGCCATGTAGGCATAAGGGCTCGCTTCGGCGGGCCTTTTTCATACCCACACAAGGAATCCACGATGGCGGTTATTTCATCCGACATACTGACCATCGACTCTTCCTCGACGGAGCCGACAGTAGACCAGATGTCGTATGTGGCATCGCTTACGTGGCTGCCCTCGCTGACATGGGGTGCGCCCGGTCTATCGTGGACGGGCGTTGCCGACCCACGGCGCCTGAAGTCATGGCTGATACGGCAGAAGCCGGCGCACATCGGTATTTACGACGAGGACGGCGAGCCGATCGGCTACGCCGCCGTTTTGCGCGAGGTTCGCGACGTCACGGACTACGAGGACAGCGAGGAGACCGTTACGCTGGCTTACGAGGCGTCCATCGCTTTCGGCATGGCGGCGGGCGATGCGGCCACGGCGGCGGTCGTTTTTGGTGGCGTCTCGACGGCAAACAAGCCCGCGAGGGCGTGGCTGTCGACTGACGAGATAGAATTCCCCGACGGAGAAGTTCGTGTTGGCGAGACGGCAATGACGTTCTCGCTGCAGAAGACGATTCGCGAGCGGATCACAATCAACCTGACAATCTGAATTCCAACGCCGAGGGCCGTATGAGCACCTACGTTTTTGATCCGGATGCACATCCGGAGCTCGCGCACGTTCGCGACCGTTTTGCCGACCGCCCCAACAATGATCGCGTCTATTTCGGCGAGGGTGACCTGGCGCAGGGCGCCGACATCAACGAGGCTTTCTCGATCGAGGCGGCCCGCCGCAAGGAAATCGGCGATCTGGTTGCGCGAGATGGCGACAGACTTGGTGGCGCCGATGTCATCGTCGACGTTGATGCCGAAACCGTAACCATCACGGACGGTGAACTTTACATCAACGGCGCCCGTCGCAATGTTCCGGCGACCACGCTGGAAGACGTGCCGATGACGGGCGACGTCAAGATTGGCGTGCGCGCCACGACAACCGTCGTCACCGCCGAGGACGATTCCATCTATCTCGGCCTCGTTGAGGCCGCAGAGGAAAGCTACGGCGAGCCGGGCGGCGTCAGGACTGTTGTTTCGTTTGCGTGGGCGACGGAGACGGACGGCGGGGAGGGGGATTTCTACCCATACCTGACGCTGCGCGACGGAGCTATCATTTCGCAGGACGCGCCGCCGACACTTTCGGGCGTACAGCAGCAGATCGCGACCTACGACTACGATGCACACGAGAACTACGTGGTTCGCGGCTGCATCGTGCAACCGCTCGGCCTGTCCGACGGCAAGCAAGTCTTCTCCATTGGAGAGGGCACGGCCAACATCATGGGCTTCAAGCGCATCCGCCCGACGTCGTCCAGGTTCTCCGAAACGGAGGCGCCCGACACGGGAATCGTCGACGCGGAGCCGCATACCTATGATGACGGGGGCACGGGG